AATACAAGATGGTTATATTGCATTTGATTATGAAACGACAGGTATTAAACCTCATGCAAAAGGGCATCGTATTGTTTGTGTCTCAGTTGCTACCTCAGCCAATCATGTATATGTATTTATGATGCCATTATCTAAAAAAGAAAGAGAACCTTTTATTCGATTATTGATTAATCCTAATGTAGGAAAGATTGCACAAAATATGAAATATGAACATACCTGGAGTATGGTAAAATTGAAAACTATTGTTGTTAATTGGATTTGGGATACCATGTTAGCTACTCATATTTTAGATAATAGAGACGGAATCACAGGATTAAAATTTCAAACCTATGCTAAGTTTGGGATTATTGATTATTCTAGTGAAATATCTCCTTATTTTAAAAGTGTAGAAGTTAAGAATGGAAATGCCATTAATATTATTGATAAATTAATAGCTAAACCAAATGGTAAATGGAAACTCTTACAGTATTGCGGATACGATAGTATTTATGAATATAGATTAGCAGAGATGCAAATGGAAATAATAAACCCTAAACCTTTTTAATTATGGAAATCAATCCTAAAACATACGAAGCCTACAAACTTTTCCATGAAGGGATATTAGCTTTCTGTAGAGCAGAACAACAAGGTTTTCGTATCAATTTACACTATTGTGAAGTAACCAAAAATCATCTTACAAGGAAAATAGAACGTAAAGAACGAAAATTAAAAGAATCTAAATTTTATCTACGTTGGAAACAAGTGCTAGGCTCAGTTAATATTAATTCTAATCCTGCTCTTTCAATCTACCTTTATAAGATTTTAAAAATTAAGCCTGCACACACCACTCCAACAGGTAAAGGTTCAACTAATAATGAAGCGTTGTCTGCCTTGAATATACCTGAGCTTAATATACTATTAGATATTAGAAAACTTAAGAAATTACGAGATACTTACTTAGATGCCTTTATACGAGAACAAGTAAAAGGATATATACATCCGTCTTTTAATTTAAACTTTGCAGTTACCTTTCGTTCTAGTTCAGCCAATCCTAATTTTCAAAATATTCCTAAACGAGATAAAGAATCTATGAGGATGGTTAGAAAAGCATTATACCCAAGACCTGGACATCAATTAATGGAAGTTGATTATAGTGGTATTGAAGTTAGAGTAGCGGCAGCATATCATAAAGATCCTGTAATGTTATCTTATATTAAAGATCCTACATCAGATATGCATGGGGATATGGCTAAGCAAATATTTATGATAGATGATTGGGATAGAAATAGACCTGATCATAAATGTTTAAGAAGTGCGACTAAGAATGGTTTTGTATTTCCACAATTTTATGGTAGTTATTATAAAAACAATGCCATGGTGTTAGCAGGAGAATGGGGAGGTTTAGCTGATGGTAAATGGGAAAAAGGTCAAGGTTGTCCACTTGGGGATGGTACTTTATCTGATCATTTAATAAGTAAAGGAATTTCCTCTATGAATAAGTTTATAGATCATATTAAGATAATTGAAAATGATTTTTGGAATAATCGTTTTAAGGTATACCAACAATGGAAAAAAAGACATTGGAAAGGATATCAGAAAAAAGGTTATGTAGATTCTTTAACTGGGTTTAGATGTAGTGGAGTGATGGGACGAAATGAAGTAATAAATTATCCTGTACAAGGAGCAGCCTTTCATTGTCTTTTATGGAGTTTTATAGAGTTAGATAGGGTAATACATGAGGAATTAATAGATACACGTATTATCGGGCAGATTCATGATGCTATTATTTTTGATGTAAATCCTGTAGAATTAGAATATATTTCTAAAGTGATTAAAAGAGTAACATGCAAAGATTTACCAAAGGCTTTTAAATGGATAAATGTTCCTGTAGATGTTGATGCTGAGTTAGCTGGAATAGATGAGAGTTGGAGCGATATAAGGGATTACGATATGGTTAAAAACAAATTCAAGGTATCTTAAAAATAATTGTATTATATTATAAATAAAATATATGGGATTATACCAAAAATATAGACCACCATCGTTAGATGCGATGTATGGTAATAAAGAAGCACTTTCAATTCTAGAATTGTTATTAGCTAATAAAAAGAAGTGCCCTCATTCTTTCTTAATTACAGGTGCAACTGGATGTGGTAAAACTACTATAGGTAGAATAATTGCTAAAAGATTGAGAGCAATAGGCAGTGATTTTAAAGAGTTAGATACTGCTGATTTTAGAGGAATAGATGATATTCGTTCTATTAGGAAAATAATGAATTACAAACCGTTAGAAGGGAAACGGAGATTATGGTTACTTGATGAGTGTCATAAATTAACAGTAGATGCATCAAATGCTCTGCTTAAAATGTTAGAAGACCCTCCAGATCACGTTTATTTTGTTTTATGCACAACTGAGCCTCAAAAATTACTACCTACTATTAAAGGCAGGTGCAGTATTATTAATGTCAATCCTCTATCAGAGGAACAAATGATTAAATTATTAAAAAGTATTGCAAAGGAAGAGGGAGAGAAAGTTGACACTGAAGTATTAGAACAAATAGCCCAAGATAGTTTGGGTCATCCTCGAAATGCTATTAATATATTAGAGCAGGTATTACCTATATCCCCTGAGAAGAGATTAAAGGCTGCTAGACGTTCTGCAGAAGAACAATCTCAGACAATTGAGTTATGTCGTGCCTTATTAGCTAAAAATCCTAGATGGATGAAAGTAAATACCTTATTAAGAGGATTAAAAACAATAGAACCTGAAAGAATTAGGTATGCAGTATTAGGTTACTGTTCAGCTGTTCTTTTAAAGGGGGATAATATAAAAGCCGCTATAATATTAGAAGCGTTTGAAGAACCTTTTTATAATGGAGGCTTTCCATTGTTAGTTTTAGCATGTCACAGAGTTATAAAAGGAGAATAAATTATGAGAGAAACAATTTTATTATTAAAAACATTATTAGAAGCAGAGCGATTTATAGTTACAGGCTCTTACATTTTATCTTTATTTGGTTTAGTAAAAAAAGATAAGGTAAATGATTTGGATATTATTTTAATAAATCCTACTGAGGAAACAGAAAATATACTCAAAAGATTTATGAGAGAACATCCAGCAAAAACTAAACCATATCCTGGAAGTCAATTACAATATATTTTTATGTTTCAAGAAATTAAAATAGATATTTTTATACAATCTTCATTTAAAGAATGTATTATAGAATTATCTGATTTTGAAGGAACAACTATTCCTTGGATAATGAAGGCTAAGAAAAGCTATGGAAGAATGAAAGATTGGATTTCAATGAGAGATATGAGTAGAATTATTTTTAAACCTGATGAGTTTGATACTTTTTTAAATAACTATTCCTCACAGGTAAGAAGAAAAGTAGAAGAAGTAGAAGAAGGAGAATTAAAAAAGAAAGCACCGAAAAGAAACATAAAAGAAAAGGAAGATTAATGAATTATGAAGAAGATGTAAAAATTGATCATTCCCAATTAGATATTGAATGGTTAGAGCAAACGTCCTTGGCAATGCGGTATGGAGAGGAGTTTGCTGATGCAAAGAGAGATGTCTCTGATGCTATAGAAAAGGTAAAAATAATAAAGGCTAAATTAGTAAGGAGAGCAAATAAAAAACCTGATAAGTGTTTAGGTAAAGGTATAAAAGCCACTGCTCCTGTGGTTGAGGCTTATTATAGATCTCATGCAGATCATATGGCGGCTAAGGAAGATTTAATTGAGAAAGAACATACCTTAACTATCATTGAGATTGCAAAAAATGAGATTAGTTTTACAAGAAAGACAGCATTAGAAAATCTTGTTAAATTATATAATTCCCAATATTTTGCAGGACCAGAAATGCCTAGAGAATTAGATAGTGAATGGGAGCAACATGAAAAACAAAAAAGAGCAAATAATAAAGTAAAACTAAATAGAAAGAAAAAAGGATGAACTTATTAATCTGGATTGTATGTGGATTAATTCTCAGTCCATTCTTAATTTACTTTCTGTCTTATGTACAGGCACAGGCTTGGATTGATGTATTTTTTAAAAATGTTAAAAAAGGAAAAAATGGTAAAAAAGAAGAAAAAGAAGAAGAGTAGCTATTCTGGAAAAGTAAGCAGTACCGCCAGAGAACAAAAATCTGCAGGAGCAAACTACGGTTATTTGAAATTGCCTAAAGATGTTGATGTGTTTTCTTTAGATTCTAAAAAGGTGTATTTGGATATTATGTCCTATATCGTAACTGATAAGTATCATTTAGATAGAAATGAAGAGA